GAAAATGGGAGTAACAATTCAAGCTGTTTACGGTGCAATCAAAGAAGGTCGTCTTACAGCGATGACAGATGACAAAGGAAAAATTGTAATTAACAGCGATACATTAGAAGACGAATGGTATAGCAAATCTGCATTTAAAAGAGTAAGAACTACATCTAAGGACAATAATGTAGTTGTCCATAAATCCCGACTTAGTAAAACAGATGAGTCAATACCACAATATGAAGAAAGTAAAGCAAGAACAGAACATTTAAAAGCAGAATTATTGGAACTTGAACGCAAAATGAAAGAAAAAGAATTAGTTCCTATGGATGAAGTAGAAAATAAATGGTGCGATATTATTACTAATGCAAGAAGTAAATTATTAGGTCTTCCAGCTAAAGCAAAACAACGAATACCAGATTTAGATGCAAATGCGGTGTCTTGTTTAGATGATATTGTCCGTGAAGCGTTAGAAGAGTTATCAGTAGCATGAATAACCTCTTAAAACTCGAAAAAAAGGCTTATTTGTCGTTTAAACCGCCTAAAAAGCTTAGTTTAAGCCAATGGGCAGATAATTACGCTTATTTATCAGCAGAAAGTTCTGCCGAAGGTGGAAGGTGGAGAACACTTCCATATCAAAAAGGAATTATGGATGCGATAACTGATCCAAATGTAGAACAAGTGACAGTTATGAAGTCAGCTAGAGTCGGATATTCTAAAATTTTAAATCATATTATTGCATATCATATACATCAAGACAGTTGTCCCATTATGGTCGTGCAACCCACTATTGAAGACGCTACTGGTTACTCGAAAGAAGAGATTGCACCTATGCTACGAGACACACCATGTTTAAAAGGTTTGGTAAGTGATCCTAAATCTAAAGATGGAGAAAACACTTTATTACAAAAAAAATTTCCAGGGGGAACATTATCTTTAGTTGGTGCGAATAGTGCTAGAGGTTTTCGTAGGGTATCCAGACGTATTGTCCTGTTTGATGAGGTTGATGGCTACCCTGCATCAGCTGGAACTGAGGGTGATCAGATAAAACTTGGTATTAGAAGAACAGAATATTATTGGAACAGAAAAATAGTAGCTGGCTCAACACCAACAATTAAAGACTTTAGTCGAATTGAAAGATTATATAATCAGACGAACCAAATGCGCTATTACATTCCATGTCCCGAATGTGGTCATATGCAATATCTGAAATGGTCGAATATGAAATGGCGAGATAATGATCCAGACACAGTTGCTTATGGATGTGAAAGTTGTGGTTGTTTAATACCACATAGTAAAAAAAGATGGATGGTAGAAAGAGGAGAATGGAGAGCTACTGCTCCAGGTAACCCTAAACACGTTGGTTTTCATATATGGGCTGCATATTCATATTCTCCAAATGCAAGTTGGTCTAATCTTGTCGAGGAATTTTTGCAAAGTAAAAATGATCCAGAGCAGTTAAAAACGTGGATCAATACCATATGTGGAGACTGCTGGGAAGATATGTATGCGAGCAAGGTTGGTGCAGATGGATTAATGAAGAGAGCAGCAGATGAACAATATGAACAAAACATACCACCAAAAGAAGTTCTTAGTTTGTGTCTCGGATGTGACGTTCAAGACGACAGACTTTCTATGAGTGTTTGGGGTATAGGACGTAATGAAGAAATGTATTTAATAGATAGAAAAGTTATATATGGATCTCCAGCTAGAGCAGATTTATGGAAACAGATGGATGAGGTTTTATTGGGTAAGTATACGAATGAAGAAGGAAAGCAGTTAAAGATTGATAGTGCTGCGATTGATACTGGTGGTCACTTTACTCAAGAAGTTTATCAATATGTAAGAGAAAGGACTCATTTAGGATTAATAGGAATAAAAGGTATGGGACAAAAAGGAAAACCACCTTTAGGTAAACCAAGTAAAGTTGATATTAATTTTTCTGGTAAAGCACTTAAAAGAGGAGTTCAATTATTTCCTGTTGGTGTAGATGTAATTAAATCAACATTACATAATCGATTAAAAGATGCAGAACCAGGAGAAGGATATATTCATTTTTATCCAACAATTACACATGATTATTTTGAAGAATTAACCGCAGAGCGACAAGTTCTTAGGTATAAGCATGGTTATCAAGAAAGAGTGTGGGTTAAAAAAAGCGATGCTAGAAATGAAGCCCTTGATGAAATGGTATACGCATATGCTGCTTGGCAAAGATTGTTACAAAAATATGACAGAAGAACTATATTTGATCAATTTGAAAAAAGATTAAATCCTGATGAACCTAAAAAGGGTGCTAAGTTAGACTCAAGGAGTAAAAATAGTCTTAAAAGGACTAATTTCGTGTCTAAATGGTAAAAAAACGTGGTATTTCCTTCTAAAATACGTTCTGGCGATTTAATCGAATGGCGAGATCCAGCTACAACCGATGTATTTGGAGATCCAATCAATAGTCCCAATTGGACAGTTATTTATTATTTGCGAACAAATAAAAGTAAATTTGGTGCAAGTATATCTAGTTCAGCTTATGGTGACGGATTTCAATTTAATATTCCAGCAGCTACTACTGCAACATTTGTAGATGGGAATTGGTTTTTTCAAGCAGTTGCTACCAAGACAGGTACTGCTATATCTAAAACAATAGGTACAGGAACATTTGAAGTTCTACCTAGCCTTGCTTTTACAGGATCTAACCCAAAACCATTTGATGGTCGTAGTGAAGCAGAAAAAACATTAGATCTTATAAAGACAGCAATTGATAATATTATTAAAGGTGGTGCGATACAAGATTATAAAATAGGAACAAGATCAGCTAAAAAATACGATTTAGCTGAGTTAATGGTTTTAAAAGGAGAATATGCTGCTATTGTGGCACGAGAAAAACAAGCAGAAACCATGGCGAATGGCCTTGGTAATCCACGAGCTTTATATGTGAGGTTTAAATAATGAATATATTTCAAAGAACATTAGCTGTATTATTTCCAAGATCTTTTGGAAAGATGAAAAGAGGCTATCAAGGTGCAGTAGTAACCAGACTTAATTCTGATTGGCTTAGTAGTCAACTTAGTGCAGATGCAGAAGTTAGAAATAGCCTTAGAAAATTAAGAGATAGATCTAGAGAATTAATTAGGAATAATCCATATGCAAAACAGGTAAAGAGAACAACACAATTAAATATTGTTGGAACTGGCATGAAGTTTCAATCTTTAGTTACACAACAACGAGGAGGCAAAAGAGATGAAAGAAAAAACAAAGAAATAGAAGAAAAGTGGGCAAAATGGACTAAAGCATACAACTGCGATTGTGCTGGTCGTCATAGCTTTCATCAATTTGAGTGGTTATTAGCTGGAGCATTACCAGAAAGTGGAGAAGCATTATTCAGAATTGTCAGACAACCATTTGGAGATTCAAGAGTACCACTTGCATTACAAATAATCGAAAGTGATCTTTTGGATGAAGAATATAGTGGTGATACATTAGCAAAAGCTAATGAGTGGAGAAATGGAGTGGAAGTTGATCAATGGGGTCGGCCTGTCAGATATTCGATAATGTCACGACACCCTGGAGATGCATATTATTTAACTAACCAAGGAAAGCAAAAGAAAAATCTAATTTTACCCGCAGAAGATATTATTCATTTATTTTTACCAGAAAGACCAGGTCAAAACAGAGGTGTGCCTTGGTTTCATCCTGTAATGGAAGATATGCACCAATTGCAAGGCTACGAAGAAGCAGCCGTAATTCGAGCGCGCGCTGGAGCAAGTATCCAAGGTTTCATTACAAATAACGGTGGAGAACTTATTGGAGATGATGTTGTTGCAAATGAAAGAGTGCAAGATTTTCAACCTGGAAGTTTTAGATATTTAGCACCTAATGAAAGCGTTACTGTTCCTGATGTAGATTATCCATCTCAACAATATGAGATGTTTGTCAAAAACAAAATTAGGCGTTTCGCCTCTGGAATTGGGTGTAGCTACGAAACGATATCAAAGGATTTCAGCGAAACTAACTATTCTAGTTCACGTTTAAGTTTGTTAGAAGATAGAGAGCATTGGAAGTTTTGTCAGCAATATATTATTGAAAACTTTCATTACCGAGTATTTAAAGAGTGGTTAGGTTTGTCTGTGTTAGTAGGGGATCTAGATTTACCAGATTACGCAACTAATTCTGATAGATATTGCAAACCAAGATGGACTCCTCCTACACAACATTATGTTGATCCGTTAAAAGAAATAAAAGCATATAGAGAAGCTGAACAAGCTGGATATATGACTAAGTCACAAGTTATATCAATGAATGGTGGTGGAGATTATGACGATATTGTTGCAGAAATAGCAAGAGAACAGGAAGTCGCTAAAGGGTTAGGAGTTACATTAGATAAGGATTTAGATTTAGAGGTAGAAATGGGTCAAATGGAACTTGATTTATCTCCTAACACTCCACCTCAACCAGAAAGATCAAAAACTAGTAAAAGGAGTAAAAAGTAAATGGCAAATGTAAACGGAACAGAAATTAATCTTATGCCTACAGAGGCAATGAGAAGTGCTGCCAAGCAATATAGAAAATGGAAAGAACAAGGCGAGCCAGGTGGAACAGATGACGCAGCAAGAAGAGCTACACAAATATTAAGTGGAAATGAGCTATCCCCTGATACAGTTATTACAATGAATGCATGGTTTGCTCGACATGAAGTCGACAAACAAGGCAAAGGATTTAACTCAGGCGAAGAAGGCTACCCTTCAAAAGGTAGGGTGGCTTGGTCAGCTTGGGGGTCAGATTCTGGTCAGACTTGGGCTAGGTCAAAATCTAATGCAATCAAAAAAGCAAGGGAGCGCACTATGTCTGAACAGACAGAAGAAAGAGCAGCACCAGATGCCTTAAAAACTGGTGACTTTGTTTCTTGGAATTCTAGTGGTGGTACTGCAAGAGGTAAAATTACTAGGATTGTAAGAGATGGATCAATTGATGTACCAGATTCGTCATTTACGATTACAGGTACGGCTGACGATCCAGCAGCACTAATTACCTTATATAGAAATGGTGAGGCTACTGACAGAAAAGTTGGACACAAATTTTCTACACTTACAAAAATTGCTCCAATCAGAATGATTGATGCAACCGATAAGTTTGAAAGAAAAGAAGTTACTGATTTCAAAAATGTGAAATCAAGAACATTTGAGTTTCCTTTTTCATCAGAAGCACCTGTAAAAAGGGTATTTGGTAACGAAGTGTTAAGCCACGAAGATGGAAGTGCAGATTTAGCACGACTAAATGATGGCGCTCCTTTCCTTTATAACCATGATCCGAATCGTGTTCTAGGGGTAGTGGAATCTGCGCATATAAATCCAAGCGACAAGCGCGGATACGCTAAAATTCGCTTCTCACGCTCTAAATTTGCTTCTGAAGTCTTAGATGACGTTAAAGACGGTATTTATCGTGGAATTTCGTTTGGATATTCAATTGAAAAATTTGAGGAAATGGATGATGGCCTACGAGCAGTATCATGGATTCCGCACGAAGTTAGCTTGGCAACGATTCCAGCGGACAATTCCGTGGGTTTTGGAAGAAGTTTGATAGAACCCTCACAAGGTAATAGTATTAGTATGGAAGATAAGTCTCCTATCGAGGAGATAAATTCTGCGGTTGAACCCGCATCACCCACGGTTCGCACTATGGAAGAATCTACTAAAGAAACTGCGGTGGATACGGCTTCAGCCGTTGAAATCGATGTCAATGCCGAAGTAAAACGTGCTATTGACGAAAATAATGCTCGTACTGCTGAAATCACAACTTTATGTCGTGAGTACAAACAGTATGGAGCAGAAGATATTGCAGATGCACTTATTAGAGGAAATAAATCTCCTAATGAGGCAAAAGCAGCAATCCTCGATCTTGTCAAAAACAAGGCAGAGGTTAATAATACCCCAATTCGTTCTACTGACATGATTGAGCCAAAACAATCCAAAGAATTTCTTGATAAGAAAGAAGTTAAGCAATTCTCCTTTTTAAGAGCTATTAATGCATTAGCTTCACCTGGCGACAAGCAAGCACAAGAAGCTGCAACATTTGAAAGAGAAGTTTCTGATGAGGCTGCAAAGCGTTATGGAAGACCAGCAAAAGGAATCATTGTTCCTAACGAAGTCCTTAAGAGGGATTTAAATGTTGGTACTGCTGCTGACGGTGGAAACCTAGTTAGTACAGAGCTTCTTAGCGGTTCATTTATAGAAATCTTAAGAAACAAGATGGCTATAATGGAAGCTGGTGTAACTATGCTTACTGGGCTAGAAGGAAATATTTCAATTCCGAAGCAAGACGGTACAACCAGTGCCTATTGGGTAGGTGAAGGCGGTGCGCCAACAGAAGGACAGCAAAGCTTCACACAAATCTCAATGACACCAAAAACTATCGGTGCATTTACAGATTTCACAAGAAGAACTCTTTTACAATCTTCAATTGATATTGAAGCATTTGTAAGAGATGACATTGCTAAGAAGATTGCTCTTGAGCTAGATCGTACAGCTATCTATGGAACAGGTTCTTCTAACCAACCATTAGGTCTAAAAGATACAAGTGGTATTGGCTCTCAATCTCTAACATCATTCGGTACTTTTGCTGAGTATATCGGAATGGAAACAGATGTAGCTGTTGCTAATGCTGAAGGCGGTTCTATGAAGTATCTCATTAATGCTTCTGCAAGAGGTGCTTTGAAGTCAACAGAGAAAGCTTCAAACACAGGTATGTTTGTATTCGACAATAACCAAATCAACGGTTATGACGCTATTGTTTCTAATCAGTTAGCTAACAATGACGCAATCTTCGGAGACTTTAGTCAGTTTATCGTTGGTATGTGGTCTGGTTTAGATCTAACAGTTGATCCATATGCTGGTGCAACTGCTGGAACAGTTAGAATCATTGCTTTACAAGATATCGATTACGCTATCCGTCAAGCTGGAGCTTTCTGTTTCGCTACTTAATATGAAAGTAGAACTTATAAGAGGTGTGTTGATAGCTGGAGTCCATAAGGACTCTGGCACAACCATTGATGTAGATCAAGATTTGGCTAGATCGCTTATAGGCAGCGGTAAGGCTGTAATCCCTGTTGTTAAGGCAACAACAAAAGCAAAGCCTAAACCTAAACCTAAAACTGTTGTTAAGGACGATTAACATGGGCTACAACCGAGTTAACTTAGAAAGACTAGATCTATTGACAGGTCTTGGTACTTCTACTAAAACTGCTACTGGTCAAGGTACTGGTATCGATTTAAAAGATTACGAAGGAGATATCCTTTTTATTCTTGATTCTGCTGCTGGTGGTGGATCATCTCCAACATTAGACGTAACTATTGAAGATTCTGCTGACAATTCAACTTTTGCTGCATTGTCTGGAGCAGCGTTTACTCAAGTAACTGGAAGTGCATCATCACAAAAACTATCTATTAGTTCTGATGAATGCAAAAGATATGTAAGAGTTAAGTTCACTATTGGTGGATCTTCTCCTACATTTGATCTATCTGTAACAGGATTAGGTCTTAAGAAGTACGGTTAAATTTATTGCCCCTTAACTGGGGCTTTTTTTCATGCCTTTTTTAGAAGATTTAAATACATTTTTTATAGATTTCAAAGACTCTGTTATCTACGACAATGCAGAGTATATAGCTTTTTTGGATCAGCCTGATGAAATGATAGCTGATGGAGTTGTGGTATCAACTGATTATGAATTAACAGGAAAAACAAGTGATTTTGGGTTAGTTGAATATGAAGATAAAATAGTTGTTAACGATGAAGATTATACGGTAAGAAGTGTTAGGAAGATTGATGACGGTAGTATGTGTATAGTGTCATTAAGTAAAGAAAGCACTTGATATGGCAACAAAAAGAGAACAGATATTAGCTGCGTTAAAAACAAAGCTTACAGGTACTACAGGAGTATCAACAAGAATATATAGAAGTCGCCCCGAAGCACTAACCAAGGCAGCTACTCCAGCAATCATACTAGAACCTGTTAGTGATAATCCCAGGGAAACAGATACTATTTTTAGTAAAATTACATGGGAATTTAGAGTAAGAGTATCTGTAATTGTAAGAGGAAAAATACCAGATAAAGTTGCAGATCCTACTGTGAATAGTTTGTATACAAAATTATTAACTGACCCTACTATTGGAGGTTTGGCAATTGATATAAGACCTTCGGTAACTAACTTTGAAATACTAGAAGCAGATGAACCCGCAGGGATTGTATCTGTAGAATTTGAAATAGATTATAGAAGTTCTTATAACAATCTTTCAACCTAACAACCCTGTTGGACTAATATATTAAATGAACGCTAGATAAAACTCCAATGGCATTATTGCAAAGAAAAAGAGTTATTCTTATTGAAACTGAATCTGGTACTTCAGAAGCAACTGTTGGAGCTACTGATGCAGTACAAGTTATTGATTTGAGTATCACACCACAATCAAGTGATGTAGTAAATAGAGATGTTGTTAGACCTTATTTTGGTGCTAGTGAGCAGTTATTAGCAAACACAAAGGTTGAATGTACATTTTCTGTGGAACTTGCTGGATCTGGAACAGCTGGAACTGCCCCTAGATATTCAAAAGCCCTTGAAGCCTGTGGCATGAAGGAAACAATTGCTTCTGGTACTTCTGTTACTTATAAGCCAATGTCTACAGGCATTGAGACAGTTACTATCCACTACAACGTAGATGGTGTTCTTCATAAGGCTATTAATTGCCGAGGTACATTTTCATTGGCAGCCGAGGTTGGAGCAATCCCACGAATCGATTTTACTTTTACTGGTGAGTATGTAGCTCCATCCGATTCTGCATTACCATCAATTACATATGGCGATCAAGCATCACCATTAATATTTAAAAACGGAAATACAACAGGGTTTCAATTACTAAGTTATGCAGGGTTATTACAATCTGTAACAATGGATTTAGGTAATACTGTTGAGTATAGAGAACTTGTTGGAGCTTCTTCTGCTAAAGAGGTACTTATTACTGATAGGGCTGCGAGCGGTTCTGTTTCAATAGAAGCTGTTGCTTTAGGCACTAAAGATTATTTTGCTGCTGCACTTGCAGAAGGTTCTTTAGGTAACTTACAGTTTCTGCATGGAACAACTGCTGGTAATAAAGTTCAATTAACTTCTTCTAGAGTTGACATTGGAGATGTTGCTTATAGTGATATGCAAGGTGTTGTTATGTTAGATATACCTTTTACACTCGTACCAAGTGCATCATCAACAGCAGCAGAAGGGGATGAATTTAGCTTAATTTATACATAAACATTGACTTCCTAGCTAAAGTATAGAAGTATATATATTATTTACTGTTTATGGCATTTGTCAGAAAGAAGGGGAATATTTACCCTTGGCCTGTAGAGGTTAAACGTCCTTCATTAGATACACCTGGAGAATTTGATGTTGACAAATTTATTGGCAAATTTAAAAGATTAAAAAGATCTGAATTAGATAACTTTGATAATGAAGATGAATTTTCTGCATTGCAAAAAATTTTAGTTGGCTGGGAAGATATTAATGAAGAAGATGGTACTCCTATCAATTTTAATAAAACAGTTTTAAAAGAATTTAGTGAGGATGTAGATTTCGTTAAAGGTGTTTTAGATGCTTTCAGAGCATTTTATGGAAATGCACAAGCGGGAAACTAATTGATGCTGCCAAATACTGGGCTTCGGGTGGCATAGAGATAATAGATAATACCCAAGATGATGCAAAAGCATTTGGTATTAAATTAAAGAAGCAGCCAGATGTCAAGAAAGATTTTGAAGTGTTTGAAGATAATTGGGAAATTGTTATGATGTTTCTAAGAACTCAAACACAATGGAATATGTCCTTTGGAGGTGCGGTAGGAATAAAATATGAAGTTCTACTACTTAACGGAGGACTATTTGACGTATACAATATAGATAACCGACAAGAAATGTTTGAAGGTCTACAACTAATGGAAGCAACTGCTTTAGCCGAAATCAATAAGGAGAAAAAATAGTGGCTAAACAAGTTGAAACATTTACTTTAAAATTAGATTTAACAGGTTTAGAGGATCTTACTGGCTTAAAAAGATCGCTCAAACAACTTGATACATCATTTACAGAACTAAGTAAACGTGGTCTTCAAAGTCTTAATACCAATATAGACAAGACTATAAAACTTGTACCAGATACAATAACTAAATTTCGACAAAAAGAAAGAACATTAAAAGCATTAAGAAACGAGGTAAAAATAGGAGGAGAAGAATTTAAAAGGCTTGGTGCTGCAATTGAAGCAAATAAAGCAAAACTACAATCATTTACACAAGTAGCAAATACTGGCAGAGGAATGTTTGCTGGTTTAGGTACAGGTGCTACAGCAGCCATTGGAGGTGCTGGTGCATATATTGGAAGTTCTTTAGGATTACCTCCAGCTATTAGTGGATTGGCTAGTGCTGGTGCTGCTGCCAATGCTGCAAAAGCTGGAGTTGGCATTATGTCAAAAGCTGGATTAGCGGGTGGTCTTGCTGGTGCTGGTATTGGGGCGGGTGTTACAGCAATAGCAGGGGCAGCTAATTTTGCGGGGGAATCTGCTAGTTACGCAGCAGAAATACAAAAATTACAAATAGCCTTAAAAGGTGTTACTAAAAATCAAACAGATTTTACTAAAGGTCTTGATGTAATTGCTACTACATCAAAAAGATTAAACGTACCTATAGCAGCATCAACCAGACAATTCACTACTTTATCTGCTTCTGTATTAGGTGCTGGTGGAACTATTGAGGATGCAGAAGAAGTATTTACTGGAGTTTCAAATGCTATAAAAGCGACTGGTGGTAATGCAGAAGATGTACAATCTGCGATCCGAGCGATGTCGCAGATATTTGGTAAAGGTAAGGTGTCGGCCGAAGAATTGCAGGGGCAACTGGGTGAACGCTTGGCTGGCGCGGTGGTTAAATTTGCCGAAGCGAATGGCAGTAGCTTGCAGAAGTTACAGAAAGATTTGAGAGATGGAACTGTTGGTTTAGGTCAAATAATGAAGTTTGCTGAAAAGTTAAATAAAGACTTTGCAAAAACAGCGGAAGATGTAGCTAATTCATCTGCTGATGCAGGGCAAAGATTAAAAACAACAATGGATAGGTTGAAATTTGCAGTTGGTAGTATTTTGCAACCTATTGGAGCAGAGTTTCAGAGAGTGTTTGGTAATATCGTTGGGGCAATTGCTGATGCAATAGAAGCATTTAATGAATTTATGGGTATAGGTTTAGGGAATGCGATCAAGAAAACTGAGAAGGCTATTGAAGAGACAAGGAAAAAACTTGAAAGACAAGATCCTGGTACTGCAATGTTTAGAAGGTTTAGCTCACAATTATCTAAACAAGAAGCAAGACTGGCAAAATTAAAAGAAGGTCTTGGCGAAGAAGGAGGAAATACAGAGAGCAACCTTCCAGATGCTACCACTCCACCAAGTGCAGACACGATTAATAAATATCTGCTTGATCTAGGCGAAATTACAAAGGAAGAATTTGAAGCACGAAATTTAAGAAGTCAATCTGAAAAAATTATCAAAGATATGAAAGCAGCAAATATAGACCTTGGATTGAGTCAAGATGAGATTATTGAAAAGTTAAAGCAAAGTAAAAATGCAGCATTTGACTTTAAAGCATCATTAAAAGAGTTATATGACTCAGTTACTGATTTAGGAACAAACATAGGACAATATGCAATTGGTGCTGTTGATCGATTAGCAGATTCTTTTGTTGATTTAATGGTTACAGGAAAAGCTTCATTTGCAGAACTTGCTAGATCTATATTAATTGACTTACAAAAGATGATATTAAAAGGGTATTTCATGCAACGTATGACAAACACGCTGAAAATTTTTAATTTTAACAAGGGGCTAGAAATAGCCCCTTTTTAATTCTGCAGGTTGTGCCTGGCTTTGCCTGGCTTTGCCTGGCTTTACCCGGTTGCACCCGGTTGCACCTGCATTTATATATAAAATAATATAAATTAATCCTTGTATATATAAATTATATCTATATAATAGAGGTGTAAGTTAAATTAATAAAGAGGTAAAAACAATGACAGACAAAAAAATTACAAATGAAGATATAGCAAGAAAAGCATTTAATATAAATAAGCGTATAAAAAACCTGATGGCAGATAGTGAGGACATAAAAAAACTAATCAAGCTACAAGAAAAGCTAAATGCTGTTGGCGAAGATTTAAAAAGTAGAGCAAGGGAAGAAGACACAAAGCTAGTCTTCCCTGACCTTAAAATCACTATCTCAAGGTCTAGTGACGACAACGTAAAATTTGATGTCAATACTTTTAAATCCAAGCACCAAAAACTATACAATAAATTTCTAGTACCAAAACCTGTTGTTTATAGTTTCCTTATTAAATAGCTGTAACAACGCTAAGACTTAACGCCCATTAAATGGGCGTTTTTTTTGTGCAAGATATAATTTTTTTCTCTTGGTAAACAAGGCTCAATTCTAAAATAGAATATCATTCTTAAAATATAATATAAAATCTAGGAAAAAAATTCGTATTAATAAATAAAAAGGTAAAGTAGATAAGTTAGATACATGCAGTATGGTGGAAAAAATTCTAGTAATCGTTATAATGAAGGCTCATGAAAACTGAACTGATGACCACAGAACAGATGAGGCTCGAAGTCGAAAGACTTTGGATCGAGCACATTAAACTTTGTCAAGACGATTTTTTATATTTTGTGCAAGAAGTCTGGCCCGATTTTGTTTGTAGAAAAGCCAAAAATCCAGAAGACTGGGGACATCATCAAATTATTGCAAAAGAATTTACCGATATTGCTGACCAAAGAAAAGGGAGGCTCATTATCAATATGCCCCCTAGACATACTAAATCAGAGTTTGCTTCCGTTTACTACCCCGCATGGATTATCGGCAAGTATCCAAAATTAAAAATTATGCAGGTATCTCACAACACAGAACTGGCAGCAAGGTTCGGAGCTAAGGTTCGTAACATTATAGACTCACCAGAATACAAACAAATCTTTGGTGACGTGAAACTGCGTGAGGACTCCAAAGCCAAAGGTAGGTGGGAAACTAATCAAGGTGGTGAATATT